ATCGGGAAATACTACCAAGAGAGAAATTTGATTTACTATGGCAAATAATTCAAAGAACGACGATTTTCCTACCATCAGATTGGATGAAGAGGACCGTCGTGATTATCAAGCAAAAAAGCAAGCTGCCCCTTCTAAAGCGCCTGCTCAGTCTTCATTATCTTCAACGAGTTCCGCTTCACAAGCACCGTCTAGCGGCAATGGCATATGGATAACGTTTGTAGCAATGATTGCCCTAGTTGCATGTGGTGGCTGTTATTACTTATATACGTTGCTAGAGCAGCAAAAAGCAGTAGCCTTGGCTTTGCAGGAAATAAGATCCAATGGAGTCGTGACAACTACCGCGACAACATTGGGGGTTCTATCAAGGCACCCCGTGAAGGTTGCGGCGATTAAACCTCACATAATCGGTTTAGGTGAGTAAATTATGGAAGGTGAATTCCGTAGTCTCGTTAAGTTACTGGAGAGCCAGGTTCAGGAGGCTCATACGGCATCGTTTGATGTATCGACTCAACGCTCCCGCAACCATCGCATGTATTCGATGGAGCCCCTGGGTAATGAGGTCAAGGGCCGCAGCAAATACATTTCTCCTGATGTGCAGGACGCTGTGGAGTCCAAGAAAGCGATATTTGCTGAGACGTTTCTATCTGATAGAGACGCGGTGCGCTTTGCTGGCAGTCGTGTTCCGTTTGAGGATGACGCGAAGACAGCCTATGTGAATGCGGTCTTCCGAAAGAACAACTACGAGCGGCTATTTCGTGATGCGTTTCACGATGCGTTTGTGGCAAAAAGGTGCGTGGTGCTGGTTGATTGGGTAGCGTCAACGAAGACAGAAACCGTTGAGATTCAGGGCGCTGATCCCAACCAGTACCAGGCCATATTGGCGCAGCACAATCCGATTGGTGTGACGGAAGAAAACATCGTCACTGATCCATCGGGTTTGCTGACGGGCATTGTGGAGATCGAGAAAGACGATAGCCACGTTGAGCTGCATCTGGTTGAGCCAGAGCGGTATTACCGCGACCCCAATGCGAGCTATCCCTGCCAGGCCATGTTTGTGGCAATGGAGCAGGACGTTACCCGGGCGCGCTTGTTGATGGATGGCTATGACCCGGAGCAGATTGATGGGTTGCAACCGGACTATCGATTCCGCAACCAAGATGAAGACAGCTCGAGAAAGGCATTTGATGGCACGTATCAGAAGCTGAAGCACAAAAACCGCACGGGTGTGCATGAGATTGTCACCGTCTACCGAACGTGGACATGGCTTGATCAGGGCGCTATTGCTGATGACCCTCACGCTATGGCCGAAGAGGTGCGCTTGTATGAAGTGCATTGGTCGTGTGGTGAGGTGCTGCGATGGGCTGATGGTTCCCCGGCTATCCGTGAGGTAGAGGAAATCCCGTTCTTTGAGTGGACTGAGATGAAGGTCAGCCACTCTGCCGAGGGTACGTGTACCGCGGATGTGATGTCTGAGACTCAGCGCACTCAATCCATCCTCAAGCGTTTGATTATTGATAATCAGCAGATGCGAAACACCACGCGCTACGAGGCCACTGTGGGCGCTCTAAAGAATCCCCGTGATCTGCTAGATAACACCATTGGTGGGGTGATTTGGAGCCGTCAGCCGGGCTCTGTGACGCCCCTGGCTACCCCTGAGCTGTCACCGCTGACCATGAACGTGGTTCAGCTGCTGAAGTCTGATGGTGATGAGCGAAATGGCATGTCTGGGCTGGCAAAGGGCATGAATGACGGGGCGGTAAACAACCAAAACGCCTCAGACATGATCGACAAGCTGACTACAGCGGGCCGCCGCCGGGTCACGATGTCTGCCCGAGACTTTGCGCGCACGTTCCTGGTGCCAATCAGCCAGCATATTGTCAAGTTAGCCATGCAGAACGACCAAACTCAGGATTCTATTGAGATTGGCGGTCAGATGATCCCGGTTGTGCCGTCTCAGTGGGCAGATGATGACCTTGAGATGGAGGTTGCTGCCGCTTTGACGCCTGATGAGGCCCAAAGACAGGCCGCACAGCTCACGATGATGCACCAAACCATGATGCAAGACCCATCGATGGCCGATATCTACGGTGTGATGCAGAAGCATGCGCTGTTCGACAAGATTTTTGACCTGGTAGGCATCAAGAACACCAGCCAGTACATGATCAGCCCGCAATCTCCTGAGTTTGCTCAGATGGCGCAACAGAAAGAGGCGTCAGCAATGGAGCAACTGAGGCAGTCCACAGAGCAGCTGGAGCTACAAAAGCAATTGACTGCAGCGCAGATAGCGGGCATCCAGCAAACCGCCCAATCGGCGCTTATGAAGGCCCAGACCGACCTTACCGATCGCATGTTTGATAACAATATGGATGTTCAGAAGTTTGAGCATGAGCAGCTGGTTGATTTGGAGAAATTAAAGATTGATCGACAGAAGGTAGCAGGCGAATGACGTTCAGCTTACCGAAGGCCATACGAGAGAAAGAGCTGGCCAAAGAGATTCGGGAGGATATCCATCCTCTCATTTTGAAACGTGCGAGGGAAAAGGGAGAGAGAGATGCCCCCAGCAAACGAAGGACGTTCCTCCGCAACCGATATCCAACAGATATTGGAAGCGGGGGTGCAAGCCCAGAGCCTGTTACAGAGCCCGATATTCGGGAGAGCGTACCAGGAGACGATTAACTTTTACTTCAACGAGTGGCTGTCAACCCAGGTCGACCACTCGAAGAAGCGTGAAGAGATTTATTTCCGTTTGCGTGGATTGCAGGACGCCGCGCAGACACTAGCGGGGTTTGTTGCCCAGGCTGAGACAGCCGACCAGCAACAGGCCAATGAGACCCAATTTAGAGCGGAGGAGTACCAGTGAGCGAAGAGAGCGGCACACCAAGCTTTAGAGAGCAGGCGATGGCTCGCCTTGATGCAGAGAGAGATTCAGCGCAGCCACAGCCAGCACCTGAGAACGTCGAGGGAACGGCTCCCGAAGAGGTAGATTTCGGGACACCCCAACCTGCGGACGATGTACTGGATAGTCAAGCCAGTGAGTCGTATGACGGCGAAGAGGAGGCAGATGAGGAGCTCGAATCTCAAGAGGAGACACTCGAGGCTGATTCTGATGAGTCTGAGCACGATTACGAGAAGCGGTACAAGGATCTACAAGCCGAGTACACGCGAGTCATGCAGTCCCGTGAAGAGTTTGAGTCAGAGATGACAGATAACCTCATGGCCACCAAGCGAATGCAGTTTGAGCTTGAGGATACGTTGGGCAACGCAGCGCGTGATGCTCAATTGTTGTCTCAGGCGCTGACCGGCAACGCTGAACGATTCCGCACGATTGATTGGTCGCAAGTACCGTCCGATCAGGTGGCGTCGTTACAGCAGCAGGCCCAGCAGGCATTCACTCAGGAGGCCCAGGCCAAGCAGGCGTTGGAGAAGATTACGAACCAGCAACAGGAGCAGTGGAAACTCAGAGTCGAGAGAGAGGCTGAGATCACCCGCACCCGGTTGCGTCGCACGATTCCCAACTGGAGCAATGAGCTCTATGGCGAGCTTGGTAAGTACGCAGAGAGTCGTGGATTGAGCCCTGAGTTGTTCAATTCCATTACTGACGCGGCGGTTATCGAGATGATTTACGACTCATTCTCTATGCGGACGGCAGGACAAAAGGCAAAAACTGTATCTAAACGCAAGTCCCAGAAGCCCGCAGCGCAGAACAGGCCAGTGACCCAACGGGATGCCCGTGGTCGGTTTGCTAATGCGAAAGCCAATTTCGAGCAGAACCCCAATCAAAGGGGTGCATTTGCTGCGATGAAGGAGGCGCAACTACGGGCTGAGGGATAGCTATCCAATCCGTAGGAGGAATTAAAGATGGCACAGGTAGACAATACTTATCATCAGACGCGACAAGCCGAAGATGTACAGGATGTTATTTACAACATCTCACCAATCGACACCCCCGTGGTGTCTATGTCTAAGACTATCCGCGCAACTGGAAAGCTGCACGAGTGGTCAGAAGACGATCTGAACCCAGCCGGCGAGAACGCTTTGGTTGAAGGTGCCGAGGCTGGCTCCGACACTTCAAAGCCTATCGTGGAGAAGTCAAACTACTGCCAAATCATGGGCAAGGTTGCGGAAGTAACCGGCACTCTTGAGAAAGTAGACAAGTATGGCCGTAACTCCGAGATGGCGTACCAGCTTGAGCTCCGTTATGGCGAGCTGGCTAACGACCAGGAGTGGGCTGTTGTGGGTACGACTCAGGCCGCTGTTGCTGGTCAGGCAACTGACGGTACCGCGCCGATGTACATCCCCAACCCGCCTGCTCGCAAGATGGCTGACTTTGTATCTCAGCTTGACGCAAGCGTTGTCGTTGACGGTTCTGCCGCGTCTGACGTTGAGGGTGTTGAAGAGGCGCTGCTGTCAGCTCACTTGGCTACGTACATGGAAGGCGGCAACCCGTCTTACCTGGTTACTGACCCCAAGACCGCTGGCGTTGTATCAGCTATGGCGATGGCCGCTGGACGCCATCGTGACATCCGTAATGAGCGCAAGATCGTGAACGTTATCGATCTGTATGTTTCGACTTACGGTGAGCTGGACGTTGTTCTGGATCGCAACATGAAGGAAGGCACCATGCTGCTGGTTGATTTCAACTACGCCGCTACTCCTGTACTGCGACCCACGGCTGATTGGCCTCTGGCTAAAGTCGGTGACTCTGACAAGCGACAAATCCTCTGGGAAGGCACTTACGCGGTGCTCAACTCTAAGGCCCATGCCGCTGTCACGGGCGTCAGCATCTGATGTCGAATTATCGACACCGGATAACGGACTTGCGGGAGGGTTCCTCCCGCACGTTCTCCTACGAGGATGGCAAGACCTATCGGGGTTATCACTTTGATACGGAAAAGGCCAAGGCTCATGTCAAGCACAAGCAAGACCAATCTGATTATTTCAAGAAGGATTGGAAGTACGTGGGTTCAATTCCGATGGAGACCGTTATAAAATATCAGCAGCTTTTGCCTGAAGATGAGAGAGCGGATTTCTGGCATTTGTTTGCAACGTGCAAACTTACAAAACAGAAGTTTCTGACCTGGTTTCAGCAGAATTATCCTGAGCTGTTGCCCGGTCACTCAAGGACGGGCAAATGAGGTCATATAACGACTTGCTCAATGATGTGAGAGCCTTCCTTAACCGGAAGGATCTCGATCCAGAAATTCCCCGATTTATTATGCTCGCCGAGCAAGACTTGTTTCGGCGGCTACGGGCTACGTGCAACGAAACCACGGTCACCTATACAGGGCAGACGGTTGGTTACCCCATTAACGCCGCCGTGCGCTTGCCTGACTCATGCCTGGAGCTAAAGTCAGTCGTATTTAATGGTATTCCGCTTCAGTACATATCTGATGCTGATTACTTTGAGCGCCTTCACCGCGCTCCCGCTGTACAAGTGCCTGTTGAAGCGGATGTACCGGAAACTGGATTTCCATTGCCGGAAGAGCCACCACCGCTGCCTATTCCAATGATTGGCGAGTTATTGCCGCCCGAGTTGATCGCAGACGCGGAGCTTGATCGGCATGCTTATCCTCCCTGGCTAACCCCAGCGCCGGGTTATTACATAGGTGGAAATGGTCGGCCAGAGTATTTCACCCGAATTCAGAATTATCTGTGTTTCTATCCCATCGCTGAATTGCCGGCAGGGCATGAGCTATACGTCCACATGTATCACTTTGACGGCCCCGTAGACAGCGCAAACCCATACACCAGCACTTTGCAGGATGCCTATCCCGCGTATCTGTATGGCGCTCTGAGCCACGCAGAGGGGTACTTAATGAATGACCCACGCATTGCGCTGTGGAAATCCAAATTTGAAGAGACCCTTGGGCAGCTGAACGGCACGAAGACGGATGCTGACCTGGGCTCTGTGCAGGAGGTGAGAAGCGTCTATGCCTAAAAATCAAAATGTATGGAATTACGTGCCTCCACATCGTGGCGCCCGCCTTGATGGTGGTACGCCTGGCTCGTTGAACAATGACAACAGCGTGGATGGTGGCTGGTCTGATCGATCAACGCTTGGCTCATCGACATCGGGCCATGTCTATGTGCCGGAAGCCCCTTATGACGGTGGCAGCTATGTGCGCGTTGATGGTGAGTGGCGTCCTTTGTTTGAGGGCGCTACGGGTCTAGATTCTTTTGTTGAGTTGATTAACAAGGTTGAGAGTTTGGAGCAGGAGGTGGCTGCACTAAAGGTCACGGTGGATAGCTTGGAGTTAAGTGAAGAGGGCTGGCAGGAGGCGCGCATTCAGTCCATTGAAACAACGCAGGCCAATATCATTTCTGGGGATGTCACCTTTGACAAGGTGGTGGCTAAAAACAACATAACCGCATACGTGAGTGAAAACTGATGCCTTTTATTACGCAGCTTGACGCTTTAAAGCCTGTCATTACTGACCCTGTGGCAGAGGGCGCAGAAGAAATACGCAACGTCAAAGAGACTTTGAAGGACACGTTCCCATACGCCAATGGCCCGCTAAACGTTTCTAACGACGCCATACAGATTGCCTTGCAGGAGTCTATGCCTGCTCTACAAGCTGCAATTGAGGCGCTGACGGCCCGTGTGGAGGCTCTTGAGAACGCATGATTATTCCGCACATCAATCTAGGCCAGATCGGAGTAGTGGGTGACCAGAACGGTCAAGCACTGCCGGTCAATGCGTGGACGGATAGTATGAATATCCGCTTTACGCCTTTGGGCTTGGAAAAGATAGCGGAAAGCACCTTACGAATTTCTAAAAACACAATTTTTCAGACATTCACAACAAAAATTCACGAAGAGCAAGTGTATGTGTTTGCGGCCAGCAGAAATGGCTTGCATGTATACGATGGTGAGGAGTGGTTTTTTACCCCAGCACAAGTGACTGAAGATGCTGTTTGGCAGTTCACTCACTGGGGCGACACGGTTATCTTCAATTGCAAAGAATATGCGCCCTTTATGTTTAATTGGGAGGCGCTTTCGGATTCAGCGCAAGGCAATGCTAACCAGTATTACATTCCTCTCCCGAAGTGGGGAATTATCTCAACCGAGTGGGATTTGACCACTGGTGCTGACCCCAGCTTTGACACAGAGGCTCGCTGTGAGCGCCTGGTGGCGTACAAATCTCAATTAGTGGCGTGTGGGCTATGGATGAGAGAGCCAAAAGACGCTGAGATTGACCCGGAAAATCCTGGTGATACGCCTCCCGATTATGAAAAAACAGATTTGCTTGAGAAGGCAAACGTTTGCTGGGTCAG